CCATCCTCGGTTAAATAGTTCCGTACAAACGACACTAGCTGAACCCGGGTCTTCTACAAAACTATATACATCACCCATGATACTCTCTGGTAAGAAACTGACTATTAAGGAACCAATCATTCCAATCGGCCCAAGCATCATTCCTATACCATAGATAGCAAGGTCAACAGCAGCTTTACCAAAGTTACCAGATGCTAGTGAACCAGCCATACTGAATGCTGCACCAAGAGGGCCGGCTACCTGTCCAATAGTTGAACCTGCCTGTAATGCAGTTGATGCCATATCAGCAGCATCAGTTGCTACATCAGTTGCTTTTGTTGCTGTGTCTATCGCTTTCCCAGCTGCGTCTACTCCTTCAGCAACTCCTTCTGCAACGCCCGGAGCAGTCTTTCCTAACGCACCAGTTAATCCAGCAGCATCAGATACGAAATCCGTACCTTCACCAGCAGCCTGTTGTAATCCAAAGTTTCCAGCATATCCACCCATTTCTGTTGCATAGTCCTGTGCCTGTCCAAGTGGTGCACCAGTTGCATCAAGTGTATTTGGCCCGTACATATCTTCAGTTGGTACGTTCTGGGCATTAGCTATTGCTCTAGTATTCTGGAAGTTTCTACCCATCTGAGACAACTTATTGTCTGCTGTCAATGGATTAGTAGCAGTCTGACCGGGTAGTAACCCAAGAGCCTTAGCTCCTTTGTATGCACCCATACCCATTTGTGCGTAACCACCAATCTTGTTTGCTTCCTGTTCATCTGCATATTTCTGTTCAGTAAAGTTCTGAGCACGCTTTACTTCATTGTGACGCATCAACTGCTGCTCTGCTTGATTAGAAGCCTGTAGGTCAGCACCAACAACGCCTTCTATGGCTGAACCTATCTGGTCATTGCTTAAACCTTTCTGACCCAAAGCTCTAGCTTGTTCATTACGTGTAAGTATTTCATCGACAGTCCAACGTGTCCTGTTCCCGTATCCACTCGCCATTAGTCTTCTCCTCTCACTTCTATTCTATCACCCTTATAGAGTATACTCATTATGAGTGGCTCAAAGTGATGTAGGTTATAAGCATTCGTGAATACAAACTGATATCCATGAATGTTGTGTTTCTTATTAGTCTGCCATATATTGTGATACAATCTTGAACCACTATTAGCAGCTGATTTATTTCCAAGAGCAGTTCCAGTTGTATCTCCATCACCATAATGAGTTAAAGAAATTACTGGGGTTCCCGTTGTAACACTCACTGACTTACCTATTAATCTTACATATCTTACAACTGCTTCCTGAGATACAGACTTAGTGAATGGTTTATCTGATACCCTCATCGTAGATGTGATAGCAGTGCCATTAAATGAAGTACCATAGTCTAGTCTGTAAAAGTGACTATCTAAGAAACCATACTGTATAGGATTGCCAGTTGAGTCTAAAAACTGTGCACCATATGTAATAGCCAGTGCATCTCTATCTACACGATACCACTTTAATCTTTCAAGGTCGAAGACTATCTCTGCATTATTAACTTCACTTGTTCCTTCTGGATACAACAGATGGTATTCTCTCATTAGTGAATCGTACCACCCTACAGCTTTATAAGAATATGTAGGATTGATTCTAGTAGTGTATGCAGAGTTATGTATGTTTCTAAATATATCATCTACGTCAGTATCCATAGGGCGAATAACACCACCATCGTACATAACAACTCCGTTAGTAGATAACCATATTGCACATGAACGATATCCACCATTCTGGTCGTTGTATTCTGCGGATGCAAAGGTTCTATGTGCTACTATACCATGTTTATCTGAAACCTTTATTATCCTATAATCCTCTGGGTTAGTACCTTCTACAATAAATGCCTGATTTCTTTTTAGTACAATGAGTGTATCAATCATTCCACTTGCATACTTAGAAGATATTGTACCCAACTTCTGTATTGGTTGAGGGTCATCTACATAAAGGTCACAAGAATCAGAACCATTAAACACGCAGTTAGTATTGCTCGTTCCAATCTTTAATGCATTGGCATCAAGTGCCAAGTTGTTGCCTAATACTATTCTATTCTTCCATAGAGCACATGTTTTATATGGGTCTATATCACCAAGTGTAGGTATACCAGTTATATAATCTATCCTTAAAGCATCAAAGCTCTGTACCGTAATGGTAAATCTATAATAATATAAATCTGGCCCATTATTAATACTAGTTGTAGATTCTAAATCAGCACTAGGAGATGCCCAAGATACTAATCCGTTTTTATTCCATGTATGTACTCCATCATCAGAGGCAGTACCATCATTAACCCCAGTTAATGTTGCCCAAGTGTTACCGTTCCAATAATCCCAATGTGGAACTGCTGAACTATTATTAACGTTCTCCAATGCAAACTTTAAAAACACACCAGATGTTCTCTCAGTAAACCCTAAATATATTGCATCAGCCGTAGTAAAGGCAAGCGAACCACTTGCAGCACCAACGATGAAGGCTGTATGTTTATATTCGCTGTCTCCTACCTCTTGGTAATCTACCTTTGATACGTTAGGAGTATAATCAAAAAACTTATCACTAGAATCATCGTATTTTACAGCAGAAAGACATGTACGTTCTTGTCCATCCCATAGGTTGTGGATATTCTGTATTGCATAGTTACCATATACACGCTGTAGTTGAATCTGTGTTCCTGTCATTGCTTGTATTTCTATCTTATACCAATAACCACTAATACCATTTAATACATTGGTTGTCTGAGTATCGGGTCTTGTCCAAGTCATATAACCGTCTTGTCCAAAGGTTACATTACCACCAGTTATAGTTCCATCTACAAATCCATGGTCTACTGCTGTTAATTCATGCCAACCGGGAACTGAACAATCATAGAAATATGCCTTAGTAGTTGTTATTGTATTGCCGGGAACAGATAAATCAAAGTACATCCCAGATAATAGATGTGTAGACATTACATATATATAAACTTTAGTTGTGTCTTTATATAATTTACAGGCTGTAGCACCAACTGTGCTTAACCTTTCTGTATAATCATACAAGAACCCACTTGTGTCCCAAGCATCATCTGTTGCGTTTAATACTTTACCTACAACATTCCTTGTACCGGGCCAGATATATGAAGCATCTCCATTACAATATACCATTGCATTGTTAGGAGCATTAGAAAACTGTGCTATATCTGAAACGGAACCATCAGAGTCTATAATCAACGTTTCATGTAAATGGTTTTGTACTCCTATAGCAGGGTCTGTTACTTCTACTAATTGAGAACCAGTAATCATGCCGGGAGTATCTTCAGTCTTTACCTGATATAGATTGTGTGTTTCGTCTGGTTGGTTCTTAATGAACTGATGAGATGCAAACGGAGTACCATATTCTGTATGAGTATGGGCTGCATTAACTATCTCCATTCCACCAATCGAAACAGGGTTAGTGTCTGTGTATCTCATGTTAGTTAGGACAGAGAAATCTCCCTCTTTGAGAAGGAGATTATCTCTTGATGTTATCCACTTTCCGTTTAAAGGAACATCAGCCTGTTTAAGTTTTTCGTCTGTCGCCATATTAGCTCCTAGTAAATCTTACTTTGAAACCCTTAGCCAGAGTTGCACTATTATAATCAGCTTTAGCTCTGCGAGCCTGCTGGTCGAACATCTTATAGAACCCGTCACCATAGTTTGGTTCTCTATCGCGGTACTTATATAACCATGCTGCGTACTTTACTAACGCCCCTCTATATTGCTCTGGAAATCTGTATGTACGATAATCAGAGTAAACGGGGTCAGGCGTGGTAACGTAAGGAACATATACGCTATAAGCACTAGTAGATGGGGTTGGAGATAATATGATTTTCATTCTAGCTTTTGGTGTTATAACATATGCATCGCTAGATGACCAATCACTGGCAGTTCCATCAAATAGTGCAGTAACCAATGCACTAGTAGAGGTAACCGATACCACATATCCGCTTGAACCGTCAGTCGTATTAGATACGTAATCACCTACTGAAACGTTTGCGAACGGGGCAGTAGAATCTGTTAAGGTACATTCTCCATTTGTTGCAGCTCCTGTGGCAGTAGTCGTTCCAGTAATGTTTGCGTACTGGTCATGGTCTACTATGGTGAAAGAATCTGGGTATGCTACTTCTGTCGTTTCGTTAGCATAATATATTTCTTCATACGGTTTCCACATAACCCAATAGTACGATGTAGCATCATATAACTTTAGAAAAAACTGACCGCTGTCATTCCTCATATAAAGCTTGCCAAAGTTGTATGGAAGATAATAACTAGCCTGTCCATCAACTGTGGTTATCGTAGCCTCATCCTTTAGTGTTTCAGAGATAAGGTTAAACTGTACCGCAGCTTCATAGAGGTAATCATAGGTAGTCCTATCATCTATAAATCCAGAGGTTGAAGCCTCATTAAGAATTTCTTGTACATCTCTGCTAAGGGTTTTACCATTCATATTACTTCCTCAATTCACTAGTATTTGCCATTTCTCCAAGAGCTTTCTTTGAGAGTTTCCAAAGTTTTTCTGCCTGTGTTCTGCTAACCATATAAGACTGTCCACTCTTGACACCCTTAATTTTAGCTGCCTGTGCCATCACTGCTTCGTCATCAGTCAATTTAATACATGGCTGTGACATCCTACGTGCTTCCTCATGTGCGTCTGCGATACCCTGCTTCATCTGGTCTCTGGTAAACATTGCCTCGGAGATTTTCTCTCCCAAAGACGCAGCGACTTTATTCAGACGGTCAGGGTCTATCTTAGGTTTGGAACTTATGATAGACTCATATCTATCTTTAAGTTGCTTATGTTCTGCTACCGTGCGTGTCTTTACTTCTGCATCCAACATACCAGAATCTATTGCCCTTCTTTTAGAATCAATCTGTTCCTTCATATCATCAATCAACTGACGATAACTCCAAGCCGGCATGAATGATGCAAGTTCTCCCTTCTTATTTAGGTCTACCTCTCCGTAAAACTCTACACCACTATCAACCGCTTCATTAGTTTTTGCCATTTTTCTTTCCTTTTGCACCCCAAGATTTTGCCTGTAAATGCTTCTTGGAGTTAGTTTGTTTTCTACCTTTCTTCTGTTTGTTCTTCTTCTTTGTCATCGTTACCACCTTTAGGAAAGAGGGAGCCGAAGCCCCCTCAGTCTTTAATTACGTTGATACAACAGCTATACCACCAGCAGTACCAGCATCTGGTGAAGATGACCAAACCATACCATCGTCGGTCTTCCAATCTGTTATGTTGACGCCTGCACAATTATGGAAAAGAATATCATGCGTGTGAATATCAGCATCAGACACAGCCTGATTCATTTTTACTGCGTGGTTTATGGCGAAAGCATATAGTACGCAATCATCAAAAATCCAACCCGGCCCCATACTCTGGGCTGCAACGTAAATCATAGGTCTTGTTGCAGCTGCTATCTGGGTCTGAATCAGGCATTTCCTGAACATTCCGTCAGACGCTAAACCTGTTCCAGAAAAGTAAATAGGAGCAGCAGTGTCTGAACCTTGAGGCTGACCATTTACTGTACCTATAACACAATTCTCAGCATAGAAATAGTAACCATTTGCACTTATCTGAAGACTTGAAGCGAGTGCAGTATCACATGCCGTTGCCCCAAGCATACCAACAATCTGGCATCCTACCATACGAGTTCCGGGGCCAGCATTATGAAATGCTGTAAGAGCTGTAGCTGCTGCTCCCTGATTTGTTATTGTCACGTTAAACCATTTTGTTTTGTCAGCAGTATTATGGATAACTGCACCTACCGTTGCGGTCGAGGTAGTGATTATTGTACCCATGTCAAACCCAGAATGCTGCGGGCCACCCATACCATAGACAGTAGTGTTATCTTTGTCCCAATCAAGCTCTGACGTAGTTGTATACGTACCCGGATATACTAATATGTTGTCTCCCCGATTCGTTGTACAGTTAGTGTACGCAGATGCAAGAGTGGAAAAGATATGACTATCAGATACACCCTGTTTGTACAGCCAGTAATAATAAGGGTCAGTACTAGCTTTTGCTGCTACTAGATGAAATACTTCTCCCGGCCCCAGTCCACTAACTGGCATGACTGGAACTCCAAAACTTGTTATCCCATGAGGGAAATTAGTGTAACCCATTTGTTTCTCCTTTTGTGCCCCACGGATTCCTCACCGTAGCTTACCGAAATACGGACACGATTTTAATACGTGGGGGGGCAGTTTCCTACACTGCATTGACCGGGCATTCCCAGCCTGTTAGATTTACATTACCCCCCACGTCATTTACTAACCTACGTTGTGACCGAAAATCCATCTCCAGTTAAGAAAGCCACAGGCAATCCTAAAGTAGATTGAGAACTTCCAGATAAATGTTTCGAAGTCAACCGTGTTCTGAGACTCAGGTTTTACCCTGTCAACCCACATAAGAAACTGTTTCATCTTAGCGGAGTCAATCATAAACCAGTTGTTTGTGTCGAAATCATCAAGTCTAGGATACTCAATTATCTTGAACTTGCCATACAGCATGTTCTTAGTGTTGTTTGCAGAAACTGGGTCTTTGTCCGTACCTATGATTTCACCAGCGGTGTCAGCAAGGTTAGACGGAACCAACAGGATGTCAGGATTCATATCAATCCTTTCGGAGATATCATTCCTAAAACCCTTCATGAGCAACCGAGTTGCAGCAAGGGAGGTCTTATCAAGTGCAGAGGTACCTGCATTATCAAAACCGTAAGTAGTACTCGTACCAGACTTCGTAGTATGGGAATCGCTACAAAGAGCAACGCCTTCCTCTGAAGTCATGAAATCAAACGCTGAGGAGAATGCATATGCGAACGGGCGTACAGCAATCTTGTCCATAGTCCTAAGTGCAGACTTGGTCAACTGCTCTACCCTGCCGTCAAGCACAGGCCACTTCTTGTCGTCCAAGAGTTTCCGTTCAAACTGAAGACCGCCGGCATACTCTTTGGGTTCGATTTTGTATCAATCATAGGAGGAATCTCAGTAAATAGACCTTCGAATACGTCAGTAAACCTCTTGTCAAGAAGCTTGACAAACTGTGAAGATGTTAAAGGATTAGCCATTTGTCATTCCCCCTTATGCCCTTGCTCTGCAAAAGTGGTCAGCCATAAAAGAAAATATAGCATACTCTCTTCCCGCAGTAGAAAGGTCAAGTTTATAAACATTGATGCCAAACTGATTTGTACCTGCTGCTGTTGGAGCAGTAGTACACTCTAAATAAAGCTGACCAGTGGTATAAGTAAGAACGCACTGACCCTGTTTAAAGGGAACAGCAACCAAC